GGTTATGATTTAAAAACCGCTCGGCGTTCAATGAACCTGATGACAATCGAGTGGGCGAATCGTGGCTTGAATATGTGGACAATCGAGCAGGGGGTCATTGATATAACTTCTGGATTGAATACTTATTCTTTACCATTGGATACTATTGATTTGCTGGATCATGTGATCCGCACCGGCGCGGGGCAGCAATACAACCAATCTGACCTTACATGTACCCGGATAAGTGTTTCTGATTACGCTACTATTCCTAACAAGTTATCGCCGGGCCGTCCGTTGCAGGTGTGGGTTCAAAGATTAAGTGGTAATACAAATCTGTACAGCGGAACACTATCTACTGCAATAACCACAACCTCCACTTCTATAACATTGAGTACTACGGACGGTTTGGCGGGATCTGGATATATTCAGTTAAGCGCTGGTGGTGAGTTTGTGTTCTACAACTACATAGACGGTAACACCCTGATGAATTGTTTCCGGGGCCAGAATAACTCAACAGCCACCGCATACAGCGCAGGAACGGCAATTTATGTGCCGCAACTACCAGCTATTACTTTGTGGCCAACCCCAGATAACGCGCAAACCTACCAATTCGTTTACTACCGCATGCGCAGAGTTCAAGACGCGGGTAAAGGTACGACGATTGCCGACATGAATTTTAGGTTTTTACCTTGCTTAGTAGCGGGTCTGGCCTACCATATTGCGATGAAAGTGCCCGAAATGCAAATCAGGCTGGAGATGTTGAAGGCTGCGTACGATGAGCAGTTCAACCTAGCCGCTGGTGAAGACCGAGAAAAAGCCGCCCTACGTTTTGTACCTAGACAGCAGTACATTGGCGGGAGCGTCACCTAATGGCTAATTTTGCAACAGGCCGTAAAGCTATTGCCGAGTGCGACCGGTGTGGCATGCAGTTCCCGTTAAAAAAGCTGAAAACTGAAATTGTCAAAACAAAAAAGTATAATTTGAAGGTATGCCCAGAGTGTTGGGATCCGGATCATCCTCAGTTGTTATTGGGCATGCAGCCAATCGTTGAGGCAATCGCTTTGAGAGAACCAAGGATAGATACTACCTATATCACAGCCGGTGTTAACGCAGACGGCAATCCAACAGGTGGATCAAGGAACATTCAGTGGGGATGGTATCCTGTAGGTGGGTCAAGCAATTTCGACGCAGTATTAACTCAAAACTACTTGGTTTCTACTACGAATGTTGGTACAGTAACGATAACAGTGTCTTAAGGAGATAAACATGGCAAAAATGGAATCAGACAAAGCCGACATGGCTCAAGACAAAACCCTTATTAAAAAGGCGTTTAAACAACACGATATGCAAGAGCACAAGGGCGGTAAGGGCACTAAGCTTAAACTTAAAGGTGGTGGCTCTATTGGTGCAAAAATGAAATCTATGGGTCGCAATCTGGCTCGCGCTGCAAATCAACGCGGTTCTTCAAGGGGCGGATAATGGCTAAATACAGCAAAAAAATGATGGGCAAAGAAGTCGGCGATGCGGCTGTGTATGCCGAGCCCCACACAATGACGGGTAAGAAAGTTAAAGTCGAGGAAATTCCCGGCAAACCTTCCGAACTTACAGGTACCAATCGCATGCGCATGAGTGTCGGCATGTACAACAATGGCCCAGTAGTACCTACTAAAACCGACGGCATTAAAATTCGTGGCACAGGAGCGGCGACCAAAGGCATGATGGCCCGAGGCCCGATGGCGTAATGACGTATACAGAGCTTGTCACCGCTATACAGCAGACTGCTGAAAACTCGTTTGATTACTCTACTAACCCGGAGATAATTAACAGGTTCATTAAGCAGACGGAGCAACGCATCTATAACACGGTGCAGATCTCTAACTTGCGTGCAAACGTGACCGGTAACTTAGTTGGCGGCAACCCATACTTAAACTGCCCCACAAATTTTTTGTCTGTATATTCCTTGGCTATATACACTCCGAACGCAACGCCAGTTGACTACACTTACCTCTTAAACAAGGACGTAGACTTCATTCGTGAAGCGTACGACAGCACGACCGGCAAACCGAAACACTATGCTATTTTTGGCCCTCAAAGCGGGCCTACGGGAAACCCTTTATATTTGACTTTTATTGTCGGGCCAACGCCCGATACGGGCTATACCGCTGAACTGCATTATTACTATTACCCAGAATCTATTGTCACTGCTGGCACCACTTGGCTTGGCCAGAACTTTGACTCCGCGCTGCTTAATGGGGCCTTGGTTGAGGCTATTCGCTATATGAAGGGTGAAGCAGACATGATTCAGTTGTACAGCACTCTGTACATATCGGCTATTACGCTCCTCAAGAATTTGGCGGATGGCAAACAACGCGCTGATACGCACCGCGACGGACAAGTAAGGACACAAGTCCAATGAGTATTGTTCAAACTCAAACCACAAGCTTTAAGGCGGAGCTGTATCAAGGCATCCACGATTTGACTACAGATGTTATAAAAATCGCCCTATATACAGCTTCCGCCAATTTAAACGCCAGCACAACGGTCTACTCCACTACAAATCAGGTAGTAGCATCTGGGTATACGGCGGGCGGGAAGACAATGACAGGTATCACAATAAACTCCGCCGACTACACCGCATACGTTGGATTTAGCAATGTTTCTTGGACTTCGGCATTGACAGCTAGGTGTGCTTTGATATATAACTCCAGTAAGTCAAACCGTGCGATTGCTGTGTTAGATTTTGGTTCAGACAAGACAAGTTCTAGCACATTCACAATAACAATGCCGCAAGCAACGGCAACGACAGCATTGATTCGTAGTTCAAACTGAGGTAAACATGTTAGTAAACACAATACACGGCGAAATGGACGAAAGCCTTCTGGAGAAGAAAGAAGGCGGATTCGAAAACGACAACGAAAAAACCACTTGGGTAGAGTATTGGTTGGACAAAGACCTTGTTCATCGCTCTGCGCATGTCACTTTAAAAGCATCGCCGACAGTAGTTGGTGAAATTCAGGAGTTCTAATCATGGCAAATACACAATCGGTATGCACATCCTTTTTAGCTGAGGTTATGCAAGGCTATCATCAGTTTGGTCAGCCTAGTTTAACTTCACGCACCAGCTTGACGTCCCCCACCAACGACACTTTTAAGTTGGCTTTGTATTTTAGCTCGGCCACTTTGAACGCCTCTACCACCGCGTATTCAACAACAGGTGAAGTAACAAATACTTCCGGTACTGGGTACACTGCTGGCGGCTACACTTTGACCAATGCCAACACACCGGCTTCAACAAATACCACCACAACTGCTGGCACAGGTTATTGGACTCCCTCGGCATCTGCATCTTGGACTTCTTTGACTGTTAGTACCGCGTGGAATTGCGCGTTAATGTACAACTCAACTCAAGGTAACCGCGCAGTGGCAGTTTATACATTTTCTGACCAGACAATTACAGCCGGTACATTCACTTTGACCATGCCTACTAACGTAGCCTCTACCGCTCTTTTGCGTTTGGCTACAACTTAATGCTATGAGTCATGGCAGAACCAAATCAAAATTTAAAGGTATTACCTCCGCTATATAGATTTGATTATAACGGGGTTACATTTGCCTATTACTCCGGTAATAAAGGGCAGGGGCTGCCTAAACATCAACATTACTTCTCTCATTTGACGTTTGTTGCTGCTGGAAAAACCTGTGTGCGCAAAGAAAACTTATATAGGGAACTTTTACCCGGCGACCATCCACTCAGCCTAAAAGAAAATGAGTGGCACGAAATAGAAATTCTTGAAGACAATACGGTTTTTATTAACGTAAGTGGAGGGCAAGATGCATAAACACGTTATTTTTGACGCTGAACGTAACTATGTTAATTTAATCATTTGCAGTGATGACGATAGTTTGCCGGACGGATATACAAAACAAAAACTGCGGGATAATCAATATTGGAATTTTGAAACTCAAAGAATAGAGAATATTCCACCCCCCATTACTTTCATAACCATAGAGACTGTGTAAATGGCGGGATTAGTCTACCTATTTACTTCTGGAACTTCTTGGACTGTTCCGGCTGGTGTTACTGGTATACAGGTAGAGTGTTACGGCCCCGGCGCGAGTATTTTTAACAGCGGTACGCCAATTACAAGTTTAAATTCTGGCGGGTCTTACTCAAAAAGTAACACGGTTTCCGTTACTCCGGGTTCTACAGTTTATTTTAACATTGGTTCAAGCGGTGGTAATACATGGTTTAACACAAGTAACGTCGCGCCGACTTCATCCTCTTCCACATCTTCCGCGTGTCTTGCCGTAGGTAGCTCTACCGCATCAGGGTCTCAAATAGCCGCTAATTGCGGGGATGTTAAATATAAAGGCGGTGATGGATACAATTCTCCGGTTCCTTCGGGAGGATGGGGCGCAACCGGACAAGGTGGACAGGCAGGGCCTAATGGAAACGGGGCTGATGCAGGGCCAGCATATTATGTAGCTTCAAACGGAACGATTGGGTCGGGTGGTGGTGCAAATAGTGGCTCCCAAGCAGCGTACAACACCATCCCATATGGAAGAGGTGGGTCTGGAAGCTCTCAAGGCAGAGGTGGTTATGCTACTTCCGTTTCTGTCACTAACGCAGTTATTGCTGCAGTTAACCCTAC